CACTTTCTCAAGGAAAGAGCCCTGGTCAAATGTCACATCTTGCGGAATCCTCCTAAGAACGCTAAATAGGAACAGATGCACCGGAAGGAGGACAGTCTGGGACCAATAATCCAGAATGGCCACCGTCCGGGGCTTCTCCCTATCAGCGATCCCCACTAGCCGCCGGATCCTATCCCCTTTTACGGGGAAGAAATTCGAGAGCTGGGGGAGGTACCGCTTAAGAAGGTCCATATTACTACGGACCGTCTCGCCACCAAGGAACCCAATGGAAGCCATGAGGGACTCAGGAAGAGCCCCAAGGTCTGCTAGTGCCGACCACATGGCTGGCCCATTAGGACCAGCTTTGGTGGAGAGGTGATATTTAGTTCAGGAGGAACGCTGAAAGTCCTTCGTACTTGTAGGGCGGCCAAACCCGAGTGTACCCCAGAATCCCTTGACATCTTTAACCCACCCCGGATACCCGCCTCAAGAGGCAGGGGTCCGAATAGGGAGGGTGTCAAGGGCCTTTGGATACACCAGGGACCTCGTCGTAATGAGGGCTGTTAGAACGAGCCTGACGACATTTCGTCAGTGTTCCTTTTTCAGGCCGGTTCCGATCGAGTGCACGCCGAAGTATTTACGGAGCTTCCGTCGCTCTCTTTTTGCTTCCGGAGAGGACTCAGGAGCAGCGATCCATTGAAGGAACGATGCTCGAGCTCCCTTCACAAAGGGGACGACAGAAGTCACCCCCCTTGCGAAGAGGACTCGCTTTGTCCTCTCCAGAAAGTAAGCAAGGTGCAGGCTAAGCCCACCGGAAGAAGGAGTAAAGTACTCCATCCGTACTCAGTCTACAATGCTGCAGATGAGTTCCCAACGACGGACGAGTAGAAGCTGTTTGGCGAGAGCCTTACGGTTTTTATATCGTTTTCGGAGGGTTTTCATTATGCACATGTAGGTGCGTGGGTACTAGGTAAATGGCCCGTTAAGGACCCCCACCCACCAGGGTGGGATCTAGGACTCCGGGATCCCGCAATTGACCTCCGACTACGGGTGTAGCGAGCCCTAGTCTCCCCAGAGAGGACCTTCATCCTATCTAGGATCATTCTCTAACCGAGGACCTACGCGCTCAGCCCCAGCTCGCCAAAAGGCGGACCCGGGAAGCGACAGTGCAGAATCCCTTTGAAAGAGAGTGATCTTATATAGGATGAAGGGCCCGCCAGAATGAAGAGAAGATGGGACTGTCAGCTAAACAGTCCAAGGTTACTTGTTGACCCGGGTCATTACCCCGGAGACCTCCAGCAACGGAGGC